AGGCGGAGATTCGGATTCAGACTTTGACATTGATGCTTTTTTGAGCGGGAACGAAGAAGCCCCTGAAGAAGCCCCTGAAGAAGAAGCCCCTGAAGAAGAGATAGAGAAAAGCATGTTCAAAACAGTACGTGTTGAGGTGCTATGAAGTTAGAAATAAAAGAGAGCTACGAAGGCGAGTTGTCCGAAGAATCACAAAGAGTACGTGACAAGGCTAGTTGGGCGCTACAGACGGCGTTAAAGGCAGCAGGCGTCTCTTCGTGTTGCGGAGGGATAGAGAAGGCACTGAGAGCCAAAGGCGACGGTCCTATAGGCGAAGTACAGGTGATTGAGGACATTACCAAGAAACTATCTCAAATATACGAAGACCGGCTAATGCAGCTTCGGTTAGATATTCTTAGACGAGTCGAAAGTCTGAACGAAGATAATGAGTAGTATTGCGCGTGGAATTATGGGTCGAGTTGCGCGGGAAACCTGCACCGATCATCATGACGCATTTCTCGTGCAGTTGTTTGGCGAAGAAGCGTCTAATTTAGGCGATCAGAGAATACAAGAGTTGATAGACGCGGGTATCATCGAGCCTTGGGAAGTAAACAAGGTACTTGTACCGGGTGCGGGGTGCGATTACCTAGAGTTTTTGATGCACGTAAACCACCACATCGGAATGCACCACGAAGATTTAGACAAGATCCAAGAAATGCGGAATTGGGGTTTGGATCAGTGGACAGGTATCGTTGCAGATCGGGTCAATGACTTAAAAGATCAACCCATACAAGAACCTCAGTTTGTAGGCGGTAGTGTTGAAATAAAACTACCCGGAGCAATGCCTAAGCCGTTACCTCCTATTTCTACCCAAAACACCTTAAAGCCGGACATTCCCGAAGGCGTAAGAGATTACGAGATCTACGGGTATCAACAAGCAGTCACACGTGCAGGGGAGTTTGCCAGGGGTTTAGGGCAAGAAATGGGTGCCGATCTCGAACACATGGTAATGGAAGAATGGCACGACGAGACGATTGTAAGCGAAGTAGACGCGGACAAGAGAGCAGAGCAGCTAGACATTATTCGAGAAGAGACTGCACGAGAAATGGTGGAAGCCAAGGACGCACGAGCACTAGCACGGCGTCTCGCTGAAAAAACAGGGGATTACGCGCACAATTGGGAACGTATCGCCCGTACCGAATTGCAAGCAGCCTACAACGATGCGCGTGTGATTGCAGGGGTCGAAGACTACGGATCTAATACGCAAATAGCACGAATACACGAAGGCAATGCGTGCGAAGACTGCATAAGACTGTTTGGACCGTCACAAAATCCGGTGGTCTTTAGTGTGCAGGAATTGTTTGAAAATGGTACAAATGTAGGTAAACGTAGGCGCGATTGGGCACCTACGATTTTTCCGCTACACCCAAATTGCAGGTGTGACACAGTAATTGTGCCACCCGGATTTACGATAGAAGACGGAAAGATGGTAAGGAAGCAAGAATGAATAAACATAAAGATTATTTTTCCGTTTGGACTCCATTTAACCTTGTTAAAGGAGAATCGGACGACTCGGAGCCTATGACGGCGCGTATCGGTGGCATCGTATCTACTGAAGGCAAGGACCAGCAGGGCGACAAAATTGTACAGACAGGCATTGATTGGACGTACGCTCTAAGCAAGGGGTGGTTCAATTACGAGCACAAACAAGGACCGGACGCTGTTTTAGGACATCCCGACTTAATTGAGCCTACGGTACACAACGGCAGTCCGGCAACACGCATCGAGGGCGTGTTGTATCTGCATAAACCGTTGGCACGCGAGATCTATCAAACGGCGCAAGCACTAGCCAAGGCACAAACGGAGAGGCGTTTAGGTTTTAGCGTAGAAGGTCAAGTAGTAATGCGAGAGCGAGAGCGTATTATTAAATCTAAAGTTCTTAATGTCGCCATTACCGCACACCCTGTTAATGCGGAAGCACGTTTTGACGTTCTTAAATCGTTAGCAGCCGCTTCTGTAGGCTACCAAACACCCGCAGGTATGGGTGCCGGGTCAATGTCTGCTTTGGTACCTCAATCTATGTCGAATCAAGTCTCAAATGCAGCGATGTCGGCACTGAGACAACGCCCTAAAATCAGTGTCAGAAAACTAGCCATGATGCTATCTGACAGTTTTTCGGGAATTAGTTTTGCACAAGCATTGCGCTACGCGACTAAAATTTCCCAATCCTTTAGGTAATTTACGAACCGCAGGGCATAAATCCCTAGATATAGGTCACACCCTATATGTAGGAAATTGTGTCTTGCATAATGCTACAGTGTGCGCGAATGTACTCTTTAGTATTACAACCACCACGACCTCGATGAAAGGGCGTCAAAATGGAAGATTTGGTGAAGCACTTGATCTCAAATGGGATCGAAGAGGGCACTGCTAATAAAATTGCGGCGTCATACGACGAAGATAACACTGTAGATACGGAAGATCTTCAAAAGGCGTTAGACGGTATTGCCGAAGCAATGCAAGAAAACGACACAACGGACACGGATGCGATGATTGCGGAAGCGCAAGATGTTGCAGAAGCCGTAACCCGTGGCGCTGATGCGCTTTTAGCCGAGGTTCGTGAGCAGAACGACGCACTTGCCAAGGGTCTTTTGGCTATTGGCGAAGAGATGCGAGCGGTACGCACGTTCTTAAACACACAATACGGTGCTGTAGAGCAGGTAACCGAGCAAGTTGAGGCTGTTAAGAAGAGTCTTGGTGAGCCTACGTTACGAAAGTCGGTCGAGTCTGTAACTGTTGATTCTCCTTACGAGGACACTGAGACTGTTACTGTTAACCCTCGTACTGAGATGATTACTAAAGCACTTGAAGAATTAAAGACGGGTTCAACTAATGACACACGTCAGGCTGTTCTTCGTAAAGCAATTACACAACTAGAATGCGGCGTTGATGTCAACACCGTAAAGAATCAACTAGGGATCTAAAGGAGTAAACCAATGAACCTACCAGATTTAAACTCGATGGTCCCAGTTGCGGATCTTAATAACTTGAACGACGCTCTTCGGAAGTCAACAACAGCCGGTTATCAAACACCAGCAGGCATGGACGCAGGTGCTTCACTTTCTCCTTTAATGCCACAGAGCATGGAGAACGTACTCGCTTCTGCTACTTACAGCATGGAAGCCGTACAACTTTGGCGTAACATTCCAAAGATCCAGGTTGGTCAGACTGTACATGAGTACAATGTCATTAAAGACCACGGTCTTGACCTTAGTCCGTTCATGGCAGAAGGTGGAAAGCCAGCAGCCAATAAGAGCGAGTACGAGCGAAAGTTTGTCAAGATCAAGTACATGGCGGAAATGCGAGAGATCACGGACGTGGCTTCTACCATTAACCCCCTTGTTGGTCCTAATCCTACAGCACTTGCCGAGGAAACCGAGCGCGGTACCCTTCGTCTGATGCAAAAGGTAGAGCGGGAATTGTGGCACGGCGACGAGTCTGCAAACGCTCTTGGTTTCGACGGTGTTATCAAGCAGATTAGCTCAAACAGCGACAGTGTTACCGATCAAGCCGGTTCAGCCGCAACCCCGAAGTTTCTCCAAGAGTTGCTATCCGAGGTTTTCGCTGCACCACGTTACGGCGCACCTGATACCATTTACGTTGAACCACGTATCCATGGTGACTTGATTAAGCAGACTAATGATTTCGGTCGATTCAACACTATGAGCCAGTCTAACGGTTCTTTCACCTTTGGTGCAGGCGACCTCAAGATTATGGGTCCGTACGGTCCTATCTCTGTTAAGGCTGCTCCATTCCTTTTCAACTCTTGGGACGCACCTTCTGCTGGAAGTCTTGGAGAGGGCGCACCCGCCGCACCAACAGTTACAGCAGCAGCAGCAGGCGCAGGCAGTAAGTTCGCAGCAGCAGACGCGGGTGATTATCACTACAAGATCGTTGCAGTAAGCAATGCTAAGGGATACAGCGCGGCAGTACAGCTTGACACAGGCGCAGGCGCAGGTGTTCAGCCAATCACAGTTGGAGAAGGTAACTCTGTTACTTTGACAATCGCAGGCGGAGCCAACGGTGTTGATTTCTACCGAATTTACCGATCTGCAAAGGGCGGCGCGGTAGGCAGCGAAAAGCTCATCGGTCAGATTAAGGCAGGAGCCGACAAGTCCGCATCTTTTATTGATGCTAACGGCACTCGACCTAACACGTCTAGCATCGTTATGGTTAAGCATGACCCGTCAGTTCTTCGTTTCGCACGATTACTGGACTTCATTCGACGACCTTTGGCAGAAGTTGCTACTACGCGACCATTCTTGCTCATGCTTTTCGGTGCTCCGATTGTTTCGGTTCCGAGCAAATGTCACGTTATCAATAACGTAGGTTTGTCGTCCTAATCGGGATTTTAGTACCCCGCTTAGGGTTAGGCGGGGTACTTTTTTCTATATTCTAATTAGGAGTTAAGAATGGACATTAGACATAAAC